AGAAAATACATTTACCATTACAATCATATTGATTTGATGTACAATTTGGATCTGGATCGGTATTATTCAATACCCAACCAGTTGCTGGTACTTCAGTACCTGCTAATGTATCACAGGAAATTTGTTCACCATCTGGATTTACACAATAAGGACAATATGATGTAGAAGATCCACTACCCAAACCATCACCATCTACATCTTCCCAATAATTTTGTTCAGCAGGACCAAAACATCCACAAGTCGTTACATCTGAATCAAATACATGACCTGAGTTACCATCAGAACATACATTACAATTATCTAACTCAGCCATTGTTATAAGCCCACCGTCACATACACCATTAGTTATTGTAGAATTACATACTTGAGTTGAATTAAATATACAATCACCATTACAATCATATTCATTTGATGTACAATTATCATTATCATCAGTATTAGTTAATACCCAACCTGAATCGACTAATTCTGCTTTATTACAAAATGTTGCTGTAACATTAGGGTCTCCTAATCCGTCACCATCTAAATCTTGATAATATACTTTATAAACATAAGAACCACCACATATACCAGCACAATCATATCCACCAAATAAAATTTCATCTGCTTCTGGAGTAGCTATACATTCACCTAAACAACTAAAATTAAGGTCTGCATTTGCTAGTAAAGTTGCACAATAACCATTACTATCTGTACAATCTTGACCACCCGTTTGATATTGACAACTACCATCGTCATGATATCCTGCACCAGAACCACCAATATAATTACAAGCTAATTCATCGGTACAACCACAAATATTTGGACATTGAGATTCATCACAAGTACAAGTATTATCACAACATGTATGATATGTACAAGTCGGATGAGTTCCTAAACCACCACCATCACAGACATCACAAGCATCTAATGTATTAGAAGTACAACTACACTGATTATTCAAATCATCATTATTATTGACATAACAACCATCTCCAGTACAACCACCTGTATTTGTAATTAGATTTGTGGAACAAAGTGTTAAGGATACATTATTACAACCTAAACCATCACCATCTTCATCAAAATAATATAATTGTTCAATTGCAGTACCACTACAGACACCAGCACAATCTTTTAATACATCATCACCATCACAAAGACCACAATCATCAATATAAGAACCAGTATTAATGTTACAACAAGTTGGACCACTTCCATCACTTGGATTATCATATATTGCATCACCACCACATACTCCAGAACAATCAGTTCCAAGTGGACCTGTATCCCATTCATTTAATTCATTTTGACCATAACCAGTAGCTCCAGAAACACATAAACCACATTCATTATAATCCGTAAGAGCACAACCCGCAACACCATCTGGTGATGTACAATTATCTGGTACACAATCACCATGACAATCCCACTCATTTGATGAACATGCTGTATTTGGTGTTGTATCATCTAAACAATAACAATATTCATCTGGATAATCACAAGTACCTTCTACAATAGTACAAGTATCATATGCTAAATATCCAGCAGCAGTAGCATCAGCAGAATCACAATAGAAATGTGCAATTCCATATGAAACACCATCATCATCTATATCAGGAAAATATGCATCTGGATATGTACAACATTCATTATTACCCTGACCATCTCCTCCTGTATTACAAGGAATTGTTGCGGTTGAATCATAATTACACGCATAATCAACCATACAACCATAACCTATGTCAACCAAAGGATGATGTTCTTTACACCAAGTAGATGTACACATAGCATCATAACAACCATTTGTGTTATCATCAGGTGGACAACCTTGACAGTCCCCATCAACACACCAATTATCACAAGCATCTTGTAACATCCAATTTCCAGCTGTTACACAATTTGTATTAAAATCAGAATCATCATTCGCAGGACAAGTAACACATTCACTTACAGTACCATCACACCAATTATCACATTCTCCAATTGTTTTATGTAATGTTTCATTATAACAAATATTAATTTCATTACTTCCATCACAAGCGTCAGTTGGTAAACAATAGGTATCATAACAATCATTTGGATCTGTAGCATGTGGTGGACAAGCATCACAAGTAACACTTCCATTATCACTACCATCATATACACACCAATTTTGACAATCAGTTTCAAACATATAACAATTCAAACCATTACCACAGCCACAACCAAAATTAGCTATACCCAATGATTCAGCTACTTTATCAGCATGATTACAATTAAGTTCATCTACTTCATTCTCTACTTGTACACATTGACCACATGTATCTCTAACATTACTATAACATTCACAATCTATATCATTACCATTTGTTACATATCCATCATCAATACCATCACCACCAATATATGGAGTACCAGACCCATATGGATATATTGGAGATCCAATTGTAGCACTTGGATACGTTGAAATCATTAAATCATAATCGTCTACAGAATTAAAAAAACAATATTCATAAGGTCCATTAGTGTTACAACCATCACCATCACCATCAGTATCTAACCAATATTCAGTAGGTGATTGATCATAAAAACACCCACAACCAAGATTACTATATTCATCTACATTAACACAAGTATTTCCATAAATATCAGTACTATCAACACATTGTGAACTAACACATTCACCACAAGCATCTATATAAGCGGTTATATCTAAAGGATTTCCAATATCACAACTTAAAATATCATTTGGATCTTGAGCATAACACCCACTAAAATGTCCTTGATAACATACATTATCACATCTTATATATTGATTAGCTAATAAACCAGTATCACCACCTACGCATTTTCCACAATTATCAAAATAAGCATCTCCATCAAAATCACCATTACAATCATAACAACCACCTGATAAACCACCCGAATTTTCTTTATAACAATGTTGACGATTTTCAGGTATATCATCAATATAAGTTATAGGTAATACATCATCATCATAACAACAGAAATCACCACAACCATAAACAGTTCCAAATTGACCTGGAAAATCAATATCACAATTACCACAATCATCTATTTCACCACCCTCAGGACAAGCAATAGCATCATTTGTATCAACACAAGAAGTTACATAATAATCTTGCATTTCCCATCCTATGTTACCTCCATTGTCATTACCAATAATATTTACATGATCTGTATCGTTTGGACAAAAATGTTGAGAATTTCCATCATCACCTAAACCATCACCATCATCGTCATAACAATATGCTGTTGCAGGAGGTTGTATAGGTCCATTACATTCACAATTACAATCTAAATTTGGATAATATGGATAAAAAGTTGGTCCATCGTTGGTTGTTGGAAAAGTAACAAACCCACCAGCATAAGTACCACCATAATAATGTCGCCATGGCGTAGCAGTAGAACATTCCGCAATATCATTAGCTACTATTCCAGTTCCACCATCTGCACAAATATCACAATCATCTATATAAGCACCTGTAGGGCAATTAGCTTCAGTTGAATCATCTCCACTATTTTCATATACAGTACAAGTACAATCATTATTACAATCTTTATATGTACAACAACCATAATTAGTTCCTTCAAAAGTACCATCACAATCTAAATTAAAAACTGAATCATAATCACAATCAATAGTAGAATTATTATCTCTACAACCTTTATATAAACAAACACCGCTACCATCATCACCATCTGTATCATAATAATTTGGAATACTTACTGTTGCTTTGTCACCATTAGTGTTTGGAAAAATTGATATTGAATCATTATAATTATCAGCACTATAATCTGTACAACCACTTTTTATTTCAAATTTATATGGTCCATCGGCACTACCATATGGTCCACTAGTAGATGGTAATGTAAATACAAAACCACAATTAGTTTGAGATGGATAATATCTAGCAAGTTCACTATTATCTCCCTTTCTTATTCTATTAACTTGATATATAGTATTACTATTATAGTCATATACATAGAAATAAACTTTATTACCAACTTGATCTGAATTATATTTAATAGAAATAGCATTACCTGATGATGTAGATGTTATACCTCTTAATGAAAGATCTCCTGAATTACTCGCACCATTATATGAATATGCAAGTAAATAACTACCATCATGATCTGCAGCTGAAAAATTAATTATAGTATCATCCGATTTAACAAATTTTACAGCATCATCATATTGAGATCCATAGAAAGCTACACTTGTAAAGTTACCACACGCACCACAAGCCTCTTCTGTTGGTAACCATTGATTAGGAAATATATTCCCATCTATTACATCATCCGCTTCTGAAAAGTTAGGTGGGGATTCACATCTATAATACATATTATTTATAGTATAATCAGCCATTTATTATGTTACCTCTGTACAATTTTCATTCCATCTAAAAGTTAATTCATTAACTCTATAAAAAACATATCCACCATTAACTTTAAAAACTAATGGTGTACCCCACGCGCCAAAAAAATATTGAGTTGGTTGTACAGCTTTATTACCTTCTGTTTCAGGTCCAGCTATTGTATCTTCATTTTCCCAGTCAGGACCTGTAAAAGTACAACCTTCATTAGATGTACAATCAATATTATTATCATAAGTTGGACAATTACCACTACCAGTACATGTACCTATTATTGCTATAGCGTCTTCTATACTACATTCTTTATTTAAATGATAAGCAACATATTCTGGTCGTTGTCTACTCTCATCATTTGGTGGAGCATTCAAACTCCCATAAATATAAATATCAGGGTATCCAATATTTCCTACTTCACAATTTTCATCTAAAGTATAACAAGCATCAGTTCCACCAAAAGCACCATTACAAGCACATGGTTCTCCATTAGAACAAGGTGATGTACCATCACTTGAATTTATAAGATTAGTAAGACTACAATCTTCATCTAAAGTATAACAAGCATCACCATTTATACAAGCACACTCATTTCCATTTAAACATTCAACTCCAGAATTTATAGCATTTTGAAGAGAACAATTTTGATTTAAATCCCAACAAGCATCAGTCTCACCAATACAAGCACATCTATCACCTACAGCACATTGATATCCCCAAGTTCCATTTATAAGATTATCAAGAGTACAATCCACATTAAGTGTATTACATGTATCTGTTCCAGTTGCTGCTATACCCCAGTTAGGTATAGCTACACTATTACATATATTATTTCTTAAGTAACTATCACAATTTGTCAATTCTTGATTACATGTATCACCTAACCATGCACCAGTATCAGTCCAATCATCAAGAGAATTTAAACAAGCAGTTTTTAATGCTACTTCTTCATTATATTCATTTGTACAATTCGTTAATTCAGTATTACAATCATTACCGGTCCAATCAGTATCAGTCCAGCCACCAAGAAGTCCTTCACAAGTTTGCCATGCATTATAATTAGTAAAAATACAACAAGATTGATCATTTTCAGGTAAACATCCACTAGCACCTGAATCATAGTTATCAGCATTTAGATTTGTACAACCATCACATTCATTACAACCACCACAAACATCACATTGATCCATCATAATTCCAGTAAAACATTGTCCATCACAATCAAATGCCCAATTCTCATTTAAACCAAAACCTTCATTCCAAAGTGTTCTAGGTGCAGAAATAAATTCTTCATTTAACCAATCCCAACATTGAGTGGGAGATTCTTCAGTTACTGGTTGAGTTAAACCTCTAACACAACAACCACAATCATCTATAAATGCAGTTCCTAAACAGTCACCATTACAATCTCTATTTAATACATTATTATCAAAGTCAGCTACATATTTAAAACAAGTTCCATTATCTAATTCTTTCCAACCAATACATCCACAACCAGGATCATCACAAGTATCTGGTATTGGATTAAGACCTATGTGGTTATTTGTACATATTCCACAATCATCTACATCAAAATCAGCTGGACATTCTGGATGTTCATCATCAAGGCAGAATATTTGAAAACTGGTTGCACCTTGTGCAAATAGTGTTTCAAACTCACCAGAATTACATAAAACAGATTCCCCATCAATTAAACCAGTAGATGAACACCACTGACAATCTTTAATTATAAGTCCTTCTGGATGTGATTTATTAATATGTGCCATTTAATTCATATCTCCCCTAACTATGATTCCAACTAGTACAGATATTATCTGATATACAATTACACGCTTTATCATTATCATCTCTAATACATTCACAATAATAATGTCCTTCTCCTGAAGCTTCTAAATCGTTATCAACATCAGGCCAATACATAACAGGCGGTGGTAAGAAACATCCACACCCTAAATCAACCCAATTTTCTTCACAAGGAGTTCCGTCTTCTAAACCATCAAAAGCATGACAATCAAAAATATTTATTTGATGAGTTGGTTGATTACCATCACCAGTATTTGAAAGTCCCTCTGAATTAGTGGGATAACCAGACCAACATGTTGTTGTTTCATTTGTAGTTCCACCTACACAACAACCACAATCATCTATATAAGCTTCCAAACCAGTAGTTCCTTCAGTATTTCCTCCACCACATACATCATTACAATCACAACCAGTACCAGAACCATCGCTACATATATAACTAAAATCTGTACTATCTACTGTTGGCCAATAATTTAGATTACCAGGACAATAATCACCACAATCCCATGTTATTGGATCACAACATACATCATTTGTATCTAATTCATGACTCCCACCACAACCAGATAATGTATTTCTACAATCCATATCGTTACAATTTCCATCACCACAATAACCCACAAATCCATCACCAAAACAATTATTACAATCATCAATTATACCAGAAGTTGGAGTATCATAAGTTCCATTTCCACAAGTACCATTATCTAAATAAGTAGTACAAGCAGAATTATTTCCACCACCACAGTTACAACTCGGAGCAACACCCGTAGTTCCACCTGAACATATACCACAGTCATCTATAAATGCAGTTCCATTACATACACCATTACAATCCATACTATGTTGTATAGTTACAGAATAGTAACAACCGGGTGTTGATGAAATAGCACAAGTTGGTGATAAACCATTATTACCATTAGTGTTATCACTATGTACTTCAAATCCAGTTACTTCAGCTGGTAAAGTTCCATCATGACTTCTTATATCAACTATATTGTATGATGTTAAATTTCCAGTTGTTCCTTCTATACATATCTGTAAACCTTGATCTAAACACCCATCATTATAATATGATGTTCCAAAACATACACCATAACAATCATATACTCCTTGATAAGTTGTTTCATTTGTCCATGAAGAACAAGGTACACCAGTAGTTCCACCACAACAATATCCACAATCATCTATAGTTGCACCACCAAAACAAACATTATCACAATCATAATTTGTAAGAGTATATGTTGGTGTTGGAGCTCCAGGACAATATCCACCATCATCCCAAGTTCCTTCTAAAAGTCCATCTTCATTAGAATCTACTTCATAAGTACATTCATTTTCAACAGAATAACTTGATTCACCATCACATACAGAACAACCATCTAAACCACATACATTAGCACCCGCATCTTGTGGACAAACTCCATCAAAACCCTCATCTACAGTACAACGACCACCACAATCTTGACCTCGAGTTAAATATCTTGTTTCTGTTGTTCCAGTTCCATTTCCATATGATGTTATGGTTAAAGTTGGATAAGGAGTAAAGTCAGTCATTTGTGTTCCATCTTCATCTACATCAATTATAGGATATGTTGTTGGACCAATACAAACATCACAATCATTAACAATGTGAGGACCAGTGTTATCACCAAATCCATTACCACTATTATCATCTCCTTGACAACCATCAGTTTGATTATTAGTACAATCTGTTGGATTACATAAACCAGGTGTGTTGTAACAAACAAAACTACTCAACTCACAATCAGGTTCATGATTACATGCATTTGTAGCATTACAGGCTTCAATAGGTTGACCTAAAATTAAAACATCTTGAATATCTGAATCAGTGCTTTCCATATTCAATACATTAAAACTTGTAATTTTATATTGTCGTGTTTCATTCCAATCATCAATAATTGGTATTGTATGAGTAGTTGTTCCAGCTGATAAATTTCCAATGACAGACCAATTCACCCCACTATCTCTACTTTCATATATTGTATATCCATTAGTGTTAGCTGCAAAATCAGTCCAAGTAAAATCAACATGATATTGACAACCATCTAATATTTGCGTATAATCTTCCCCACATTGATTATCAAATGTAGCTGTAAAGTTTTGTACCTGATATGTACAACAATTTTGGTAACCATTTACCAGTGGACACGCTGTCGATAAACTATATGTTTCTTCACCTGTAACTGATGCTGAATTTATATTATCAGCTGATGCATCAGTACACCATATTGGATAATTATTTACGGTAACATTATCAGTATCTGTTCCACCAGCTTCATCAGTTATCAATAATGTAACATCGTATGATACAACATCTGAATCATCAGGTAATGACGGTAGTGTTAAAGATGTATCTTCAATATCAGTATCTGATAAAGTTACACCTTCTTCTGTTGTCCATTCATAAGTAAGTGAAAAACCATCAGGATCTTCAGCTGTAGCATTAAGATTAACATTAGTTCCCTCAACTCCATGTTGTTCAGCTGGCATTGTTAAAGTTGGTGGTTGATTAACATTTGTAGTTCCAGTTGTAGTTGCATCTTCAGAATACCAATGAGAATCATAACTACCTGGCGTATGTTTTGCTATAACTTTATAAGAATATTGTGTATTATAGTTTCCTAATCCAATGTCAGTAAATGATGTTTCAAATGTATCAGAAAGTAGTGTCGTATCACCACCAGTTGTTCTTATTAAATCATAACGAACACCAGATATAGCATCACCATTTATATTAGTAGTAACATTATCCCATGATAAATTTAATTTTTTTACATCCCAATTTGGATCTGTATTAGCAGTTGCAGTAAAATTAGTAGGTACACTTGGTCTATATTCACATATATTATTACCTTCAGAATTTGTATTAATTGTTACATTAGAACCACAACATCCAACACCAGGACATTCTGATGAATATGGATCAGATGGATAATATCCTTCTTGACAATCAGTATTTTGAGCATTAGAATCAGTACAACCATATACATCGACATCATATACATTTAAACCTTGTTCAACATAAGCAGATTCTCCTTGAGAATTTATTATTTCCAATTTAACAGTATATGCTACATCAGATGGTACAGCTTCTACATATGGAACTGTCCATGTTAATTCTGAATCTTGACAATTAGAATCACAATAATTTGCAAATTTTAAATTTCCACTTGCATCTACAATAGTCACTGTATATGTCGCTGTTATTGTATATAAATCCGGTCCATTTGTATCAAGTTCCGATGGCCATGGTAAAGAATCAGGATAAGTTATAGTTATTGTACTTTCTGGTGTACCTGATTCTGGTGTTTCAGGTGGTGATGTATCACTGACTACTAATACTGGATGTGGAGTAAATAAACAAGTTTGATTATCAGTACAAATATGACCATAAGCTAAATAACTCGAATCATCACATGTGCTTACATAATTACTAGCATGTTGATTAGTACAAGTTTGTTCATTTATTAAACCAATGACATTTACTGTATCTTCATCATGTTCTAATCCATCATCTACTGTAATATTAAATGTAAATGTTCTATTCGCTGGAGTATCCCAATCACTTAAATTTAAATCCGGCATTGAAAATGTAGTTTCAAATAATGTATTATCAGCTATACTTATAGGATAAGCTATAAAATTAGGATCTGTTCTTTCCCATTCATATGTTAAATCATCTTGTGTAAATTCATTAGTATCAACATCTGTAGCTGTAACACTTAAAGTTACATTTGTTGCTGAACCATCTGTTATATCAACGATAGATGGTGATGATGAATCATTTGCAGTTACGCTGTCTATAGTTGGTATATTGTTTGTATATAGAGTTATATCTTCAGAATCTACCGTTTCAGAATATGGTGAAGTTGCACCATTAGTTACAGAAACTTGGAATACATATGTTCCATTCGTATAATCTGGAAATGTAAATATAGGATTTTTAACACCATTAGTAATGTCTATCTCTACACCCTCTGGTCCAGATATTTGATTCCAAGTAATTGAACTATCATTACATTCATTATTATTCGTCACAAGTACAGCACTTATTTCTCCTCCAGGTTCAACGATCCAAACAGAAGGAGTAATTGATATTATTCCCGGAGTATTAAATGTACAAACATCACCTGGATCATTATTACAATTATGTCCATGATCGGTTAGACATGGTTGATTATAACCTGTTTGAGAATTATTATTTGCACAAACATCCATACAACCATTCCATTGACAACAAGTGGTGTCATCACCCGAAGTACATTCAGTGTAATCATCTATATTTGCATTTGAATTATAATTATCCGTATTTTCATTAGTACAACCAAATGTAGTTGATACGAGTTCTAATATAGATGATTGTCCATATACTCTCTTTTCTTGATTTTTTTCAATATGAATTACATAATTTGTATCATCTCCAGCTGCAAAGTTAGTAGGTGATGTCCATTCATAACTTTGTAATCCCGATAAATCATCCATAACTTCTGATGCAATAGGAAAATCGTCAGGAGTATCTTCAAGTGGATTTAAACGAAGTATAATATTAACTTCTTCAGTACTATCTCCCTCCTGTAAATCAAATGAATCCCAAGTAATTGTATATGTATTACCCTCATGAATTACAGAATCATCACTTGCATATTGTCCAACATTATTAAGATTAGCTATTGAAACATTTGTTATTGTTCCATAACTACAACCAAAATCAATTGTACAATCTGTTGGATCTCCATTACAATCAGTACATTGAGTTGAACCAGGAAAAGCACCAGGTTTGTAATTATAATTTTCAGCATTTGGATCCTTACATCCTCTACAAGAAAGGTTAGCTTCATTATGAGTATATTCAGAATCATTTGGACAACAATTACAATCATTCTCTGGATTTCCTGATGCTGGTACACATACACCACACACATCATCTATAATATTAGTTCCACCACAGATACCTTCACAATCTGCATATTCATCTCCAGAACCATCATGTTCTACATAAACATAATATGTATTTCCTAAATATACAAGTTCATCATCAGTTGATGTAAAAAGAGGAGTGGTATAACGATCTGTTATTTCATTATCAGTACAAGCTAATGGATCTGCACAACCAGCTACTAATGTATAGGCATGAGCATAAAATGGTCCATATCCTAAATCATTTTGTGAACTATATTCCATTCTTGGTGTATGACTTTCATCAATTGTAATAAGATTAAGTCCAGTATTACCACTTACACAAATAGTATCACAAGTACCACTTAAATGAGCCTCAGTGGTTAAATTATCACAAATACCATCACAACAATAAAAATCACAATCAGCGTAATGTACATAACCATCGTGAGAAGCATAAAAAGTTTCAGATACACCCATACCACTACAAGATGCATTATCTCCACTTGTACCCGAACAACCACCAAAACAATTATTACAACTATCTATATCAACATTTACACCAATACCAGTAGCACCACCAGAACATACTTGACAAGTATCTAAAACAGCACCTAAATCAAGACATACACCATCTTCTCGACATTCATCAGAATAAGGACCACAATCAACAGTTGGTTTCCATCCTTGATTAGAACAATTATAAGTAGTATGTGGTGCAGCAGCATTACAAACACCAAAACAATCTTGACCATATGGAACTAATATATCATCTTGTAATCCAGCACCAGCTGTTCCCCATACATCATCATATGTTACAATTGAGGGTGTTCCAGTATCACCATCTACACAATAACCACATTGATTTACAAAAGCTTCACCTTGATTTGGATTCGCTGGTGCATCTAATGGATAAAGATTATTACAAGGTTCACCACCCCAATTTGTTAATTCACCACATTGATTATTGAATTTTTTGATAGTTACTGTATCATTAATATTATTAATTTGATTTTCCCAATTATGTAAAACATCAAAACCCGTTCCTACATGTAATTGATAAATTTTATAATTTCCATTAAGTTGTGAATTTACTGAAAAAGTTATATTAATCCAATCATCAGCAATTAATGTAGAGCTAAAATCAAGTTCATCATCAGTTTCAAGAAACCTTATCACTTTATTTGAATTTACTTCTTGAGTTGAAACCACACCGAAAATAGAATCCCAAGTTAACCCAAAACAATCATTAACACAATCATATGCCCAATTTTCAACAAAAATAGTATTACCACCTGAACAAAAACCACAATTATCTACAAAAGCTTTTCCTGTAAATGGTTCTAAACTATCTATATGTTCATGACAGTAACCATTACAATCCATATTATAATTCAGTTTATCTGGATTAGTACCATTTTCTTGTATTTCACATTTAGCCCCATTTGTTATTAAAGTATATGAATGTCCCCCTATAAAACAATAACAATCAGAACAATCATCCATTTCAGCATCACCCAAATCACTAAGATTATGTTTTATACAAACTTGTGCACAATCCCAATTTTCTCCAACTCCACCCGTAGTTCCATTACATACACCATTAATCATATCACCATCACAAGTTGAACCATAAGAGAGATTGATTGTATTACATTCACTATCTAATGTGGTTGGACAAGACTCATCAATTCTACCATAAGTACATGTACCATTAGTACAAACACCATCTGAATGAAATTCTCCATCAAATACAGCTGTTTCAGTTCTAGGACATTGTCCACAAACATCTCTAAAACCAGGAGAACCATCTGGTTCAGTACCAGTAACAGTCCATTCTTCTGTTCCTATTATTCCCTCATTATTAACATTAGTTAAACAATCATCTGAATTTGAATAATCTAATACAGTGCCCTCTGAATCAGTACAAATACCTTCTCTATCGACACACTCACCACAATCATCTACATATTTTAATACAGTATCACAAATACAAGCAACACCACTTAAATTTTCTGAACAACCAACTACCCAATAATCAAGTCCAGTTGAAGTTTGAACTTCACCCAGTGTTTGACCATGAGTCCTAGCAGTTTCTATGTCACCTCTACCACCCTCACAAATAAAATGTGATGAAAAAAGTTCTGTATAACAACAACCTACACCATCATTATCTTGATCGGAATAATATATGACAGGAGCAGCGTCTGAACTACCATCATTATTACAACCACATCCTTTGTCCGCGTAATTGTAATGACAAACTCCCTCTTGTTCAGTACAAGTTTCAGGAGTATTACCATGACAAGTGTTTTGTGCTGCAGTACAAAATGTAGTTCCATAAACACAATTCCCACAACCATCTACAATAGCATCACCATAACCTGGATTAGTACCACTATTATCTCCAATAAGCCATGTATCAAAACTTGAATAATCCACACCAAGTGATGACGCAAGACTAACTATTAAATCATGTCCAGCTTCAGTACATTCATTATTACAATCTTTATAATAACTATTTCCTAAATCTGTACACACTATATTACCAACAACTCCATTTGGACATGCATTTCCAGTCATTCCACCCACGCAAACACCACAACTATCAAGACGAGCATTACCATTAGCAACTCCAGCACAATCCGAACAACTATCACAAGTCGTTGAGTTTGTACCATTTGGTAAACAAAACTCACATCCAGTTCCTCCACAATTTCCATCGTCAGTTGGATAACATTGATTACAAAAATCTTTACCATCAGAATCCAAATAACTTAAATCTTCAGGACACCATTGAGCTGGTGTATTAGTGTTGGTACAAATATTCACACCACCACCACTTTGATTATGAGGAGTACCATATCCATAATAAGTACTCTGCCATGCATTAACTATTGTTCTTCCCACACTTGGACAATTACCATCACAATCTTCACCCCAATTATATGCATAATCACCCAAACAACTATGTATGTCATTTGCACAAGCTATTGAATAAGTTGGATTAACACAACTACATGAAGTACTCCAAGAAGCACCATCCTGACCAGAACATAAATCACAATCATCTGTAACAGCGTCTCCAAAACAAACACCCGAACAATCAAAATCAGAACCACTCCAACCCGTACCACATTCTCTATATGTAGTTCCATAGGACATAGTACCACCACAAACATTATTACCACCACATTTACCACAATGATCGAAATTTGAGGTATCATTATTTCCAATTACAAAATTAGCCGCAACACAAACATTACCACTCATATTAGCTGTTGGATCGGAATAAACAAAACTTGATCCACATTTATTTGCATCTATACCAGTACCACCTTCAGAACAAACACCACATGAATCTAAATACGCGTCATCACCATTACATGAACCATCACAACAATAATAAGCACAATCAGCAAAATTAACATTATTCCCAGATTCACCACAAGTTAAATCAGTTCCTTGAGTACCACTACAATCACCTGAACAATTACCACAATCATCTACACTTAAATTACAAGTGTTAAGTGGTTCAGTATTGAAATTTGTAGCAGTTCCAGCCTGACCACAATATGTATCATCACAATCACAATGTGTTCCACTAGTCCAAGTTCCTTGATTATTACAACAAGATGTATAATCACATATACCCCCTGGGTCATTGGTAACTGGACCAAATGAACCACTATCACAAGTTGTATAACCACCACCCCAATTTGGATCAGTACCATCAACACACATATAATTACACGCGGTAGAAGTCATACATCCACTTAAATGATTAGTTGTTATTGAAGGTTCATTTGAATCAACACCAGTTGAATTAAATTCATTTTTAACTACAACTTTATATGTATATGATGTGTTATGTAATGGGGCTGTATCTTGATGTGTTCCACCACCATCACTATATCCTATATTTTCACTTATTAATTCATAAGAACCATCTGAAGGTTTTCTATAAACATCAAATGTAACAAAAGATTCATTTTCACCTTCAACAGTTGCATAAGTCCAAGAAAGATTAATTTGTGTTGTTTCATCATCTCCTACTTCTGCAGACAATACTGGTGTAGCTGGATGACAACCATAATTTATTGTTTTGTTATCATCATAATTTGCAGCTGTTTCATCCGTACAACCAGAACAAGAAGTATTCCAATTTGAATTTATTGGATATTCACCTTCTTCACATGGATTATTTGTTAAAGGTATATCATTCCATTGACTGTCATCAGATGAACACTCAGTTTCTCTACAAACAACACAATCATCAAAAGTATTATAAACACAATCACAATTCGCAGGAGATGTTTCACCAGCTACATTAACCCATCCATTTGATGTAAGATCAGCTTCATGATATGGACAGACTGATGTATTTGGAGGAGCAAAATTAGGACAATTATATAATGGACAATCAGGATCAGCAGTAATACAAGCTAAACCATTATTTGTACCACCAATACAAACTCCATTATCACAAACAGAAAATTCTTGAGGACAATCATATGCTGGGCAACCAACTCCATCTCCGTCACCATCGTAATACCAAGTTGTATATCCACTTCCACCACATATGTCACATTCATCATAATAAGTAACATCATTTAAACAACAGGTGTTCCATTCCCAAGTAGATTGATTTTCTATTTTTATTACGGATAACATTGTACATGAAGGAGTTTCAGCATGAACATCCCAACCATAATTATCATCACACGCTGTACCACCTTCTATACCACCATCAGATGATAATCTTGAATCATTACTACAAACACCAGCACAATCCATGTCGTCACATAGGTCTAATACTCCATCACTATCATCATCAGTAAGTGCACTAACAACACAATTAACATTATATGCATCACCATTACAATTATAACATTCATCAAATACTTGTTCAGAATCACATACACCATTACAACCAACACCATTATCTAATGGACAATAACTTGAATTATATGTATATGGGTTTGTACAATTTGTAGCATTTGTTGTTTGGGTTGCACTAATACCAATAGATGCTCCACCTTCCGATAGAGTAAAATCTGACCATACTGTTGGTGTTCCATCAAAAGAAGTTCCATTACATTGATTACAAGCATCACGACCACAAGTTAATGAAGTTGATGTATCGTTATAACAAGGTGAATAATAACCAGTTTCTCCAGGACATTTATTATTACAATCTTTATAATAATCATTATTTTGAGAAAGTGGAGAACAAATTCCACAATTATCAAAAACAGCAGTTCCATTTTTTTCACCAAAACAATCATAACATCCAATATCTTGACCATTGTCATTCCATTTATAACAAGTATTACCCTCCCCACTTGGACAATTTGTTTCATCTACAGCAATCTTAGTTCCATTAGTCAAACACGCACTTGGTGCTGCATCACATTCGCCTTCACAGACATCACACAATTCATCTCTTGACCAATCATATTCACAAGGACTTGTACCACATTCACTATTATTATCAGTTTGTCCACCAACACAAAAACCACAAGAATCTAAATAAGCACTTCCACCCCAGTCATCATTACAATCTTTCATACAAGGCCAATTTGTTGGAACTTCTCCCATAACACAACCACCAAATGAAAATCCACCCAACCAATCTATTGTAGTTGCAAATGTATCATCCCCATCTGGGTTACTTGCACCAAGTGGACAATGAGTTTGACTATCATTATAACAACCATTTCCATCACATATTTTTTCACACGCAAGATTATAACCATTCCAATAACAATCATCAGTGGTGCACTGTGTTTCTGTTAGTGAATTACACTCTGTATCTCCAGATAATCCAGAATCAATATATGCAGTTCCAAAACAAGTACCAGCACAATCATATACATTTTCACGATATATTTTAAATGTATCAGATGAAGTCAATACAGGACTATAAGTAAAATCCACACCCCCATCAGCATCAGCATCTACATTTTCTAAATCTGATATTAAATGAACATCACGATAAACATGTACTTCATCATGTTTAGTACTCCCATCAAATTTCTGTGCCTCTGTATAATCACAAGTATCACAATCACTCATTGATGAAGAATCTGTAGTATCATACTCAGTATCCCAACTAATATAAGCAGTACAACCCGAAGTATATGTTTTAACAGCACCACAAGATAAAGTTGATTCAACACCAGTTAATGCATCATAAGTTTTTATTTCTTTACATCCACTTTCACCACCATTATAATACCCATCAAAATCAGGCCAATTGGTATCTATATAACAATTTGGAATAATATCAGTATTACCTTGAGAACAAACACCACAATCATCTACAAATGCAAATGTACCTGCTTCAAAAGGACCAGCGTGACAAACTTCATTACAATCATTTCCAATAGTATCACCACCATAGACTGATAAATCTTGTCCACACCAAGTTTCATCAGGTTGATAAGTTGCTCTATCATTTTCCAAAATATTTCTACAATTTCCATCTACCATACATCCTCTTAAATCTAAAGTAAATGTAGAACTGTCACCATAAGCACCCACTTGGTTTCCGTCTGTAACAGTAACTCGTATAAAATAATTAGTTGAATCATAAACATCTAAATCATCAGGTACAGTCCAAGTAATGGAATTATTATCTGTTTTTCCAGTAACTATTGTTTTTATTTGTGATTCACCAGTCCATAATTCAACTTTCTTTTCTTGAGATGATTCAAAGTTTGTAGCTATTGTGATTGTTACAGTAGAACCATCAATGTAAGTTCCACTATGTCCGACAGTTATTGAAGGTAGTATACAACATGCATTAGAAGAATTAAATAATGGACAATCCATTGGACCGTAACAAGTATTACCAAAATTTAAACCCGTTTCATCACTCCAACTACCCGTACCTGCACTACAAGTACCAGGTATGCCAGGGTTATTTTCATCAAAATCAGAACAAACTCCATAAAGCTCTGTACAATCAAAATTCCAAGCTTGATAATTTAAAGGTTGACTACTACCAACCCCAATAGTTCCATCGTTACATCCAGCACAAGAATTACCTGTTCCTAAACATACATTACATATATCCAAACAAGATCCATCTCCATCATCACCACAAGTATTTACACAAATACAATTTGTTGCATTATCTTCAGCTTCTCCAGCTGTATCTACATAATTATCTTCGGGTGTATCAGCAGGTGAATCTCCCGATGCGTTAATACAATATTCTGGTGGTTCTGGGAAATTTGAATCAGGACATGATGTTAATCCTGGAACAATTCCTTCTTCTAAAGCATCATCACAATCATATGGACAACCAAGTCCATCACCATCACCATCATAATAATATGTTACAGACCAAGTACAACAGGTTGTATCATCTGTACCACTACCTCCCGTACAATCAAAATTACAGTCTACATCTTCACCAATTACATTTGTACAATGACCATCACCGCTTATATTATCATGTGTATTACAAACTTTCCTATACCCACCAAAATCATTTATATTACTGTCATTATTAGTTCCTGATAATTTACAACCCCAACAAGTTGTATTATCACCATCACATACTCCACAAGTATCACGACCACAATTATCATTAAAATCAATACTACCCGTTCCACCATATTCATAACAACTTCCATCATAATCAGGTGTTTCATCAGGACATCTACAAGCACAATCCAAATGTGAACCCCTACATTCAACTTTTATATTTTCTACTACTCCAGTATCTCCTTCAGAGCAGATACTACAATCATCTAAATAAGCACCACCTTCAGTTCCACTATTTATGGCTATTTTTAAAAGGTCGTCCATATTATCTATATATTCAGTTAAGTTACTCTTATTAAGAATTGGATGTAAACCTTCTCTAAAATTACTAGAATTAAAAACTGCTATCATAGGTCTTTCATTTATAGGGTCTATTGGTTCTTTATCTATACCCACATCATAAATATCCCACAGGTTCCACTGATCTGTCCCAGGACTATTTTGAACAAAGAAAATATTATTATTAAGAAATTGTAAGGCTGAATCTTCAAAATCATCAATATATACAAAGCTACTCATCATTGCAACACCGGAAAGTAATTTGGGATCACTTAAAGAATTATCAGTAATAGTTAAAGTTGGATAATTCCATTGAACTGATATTGGTATTAACCCACCAAATCTTATTGGTGTACAATCCGTACTACAATCCATAAATAAACAATCATCAGTATCTTCACATGAAGTAAATTCTTGTAATCCATTTTCCGTATTAAAACTTGTATTTGATGTATATCCATCTCCACCACAAACACCACAATCGTCACATTGATTTCCTTCACAATCACATATTGAACCGACTCCATTTTCACAGTAAAAATCTGGATCTTGTCCCCAATCATAAGTTATATGACAATCAGTTGTAGGATTACCACATACATTTAAATATTGATTTGTTAAACCACAATCATTACAATCATCTATGGAAAAGTCACAAGTATATCGAGGTTGATTTTCATTATTTAAACCTAAATCTTGAGTTCCACAAAATCCATGACCATAACTTCCACCATCAGTATTAAGATTACAATCACATTGATTACTTTCATCAAGATGACCATTATCATTGCAACATTTCGTGTCATTACAGTAAGAATCATCATGATGAGTTACACCATCAGTACAATTGTCAGCTGAATCAGAATTAGTACAATCATCATTACACGCGTAACCACCACCCCAACTATTTGCCAAACAACCAATTATTGGATAAACATCTACACTAACTGTAGCAGTACTTTGACCACCAACTTCATCAGTAATGGTAAGTTGAAAATCTAATTTTATATTACCAGATTGAGTTACAGCTGGTGAATCAAAATTTGCAGTAGCTGAATTAGAATTATTTATAGTAACAGAATAACTATCATTATCTCCTCCAGATAATTGTATCCACTCATATGTTAATACACCATTTTCAGGATCATTTCCAGTACTATATAATTCAACATTAGTACCAGCTCCATTAACAGAAGAATATTGAGATGTAGCTGTCACATCCGATGGATTTCTATTATTTATTGTTGATGTTAATTCTAAAGGATTATCATTTGACATATCCACGAGTTGAACATATGTATTAGTAATAATTTGAGCACTACCCCAACCAGATGTATCGTTTTGATAATATAAATGAAGTTTGTATAATGTTTTATTTTGAGAAACATTAGTACCGTAATATTCTAATATTCCTAAATCTCCTGGACTAATATATCTACTATCAATTGTTATATAAAATATAAAATTATCATTTGTTGTATTATGAATACACTTATAAGTATTAGTATTTTCATCCTCATCGATTGTGAAGTCATCTTCAGGAAATGATTCAGTAACAATACTACAATCAACATATCCTTCCATACCAGTACCTAATTCATCTATATCAATTACGGCTATTGTAGATGTCCATGTTGTATCGGTATTATTCTCATCAGTAGAATAATTAACAGAGATTACTGAATCATCATCATCACTTAAAACACTAACACCTATACCAGCAGTTGTAATTGTAGTACCTAAATTAGAATTACCAATTGTAATTGTAAATTCACCACCAGTACCAGACGCGTTTTCTATAACTTCTATAGTACTTGTTCTTGTTATACCAGTTGTATCAGTAGAAGATATTTCATCTATATAACCACCTGTATCTGTTATAGTGAATGTTTGAACTCCTAAATCATCATCATCATAATCATCAGACATTTCTAATACATCAAAAGAAAAAGATAAATCCACATCCTCATCTGTTGATAACGCTGTACCGTTGGTGTTGAAATTAATTATACTTGGATTAAATGCACAAGTACCAGTACAAGTTCCTGCTTTATTACAGTGGGTAGAATTATATTCATTTGATGAATCAATTGTAATTGATGAGTTACATAAACTCATTCCAGGTGCTTTAAATACATCTACATTTAAATCTTCACATTCAGTTCCACCATCAGTACAAACCGTTGATGTACTGTTTATACATCTTCCATAATCAGGACAATAATCAAATTCACAACAATCGTTATCAATCCCATTAACATTGCAAGGTATGTTGTATTCATTTGAATAATTTGATGCATTGAAATCCATACAACCAAAGTTAGCAGGCGATACATTAAAAGTAAAACTGCTTGAACCATTTACATTACCATCTTTAATTTTTTCTATTAAAATAGTGTAAGTATCATCCTCATCAATAGTAGAGTCAGTAGGTATTAACCAAGTATAAGTTCCTGTATCGGGTAGATTGGTTACAATATCAATATCATTAGATACCCCGTCTAAACTTATTGTAACATAATCTCTATCAGCCGTATCTTCACAATTAACAATAGTTAAAGGAGTCCAAGTTATCGTAAATGATGAACCTTTTCTGATAGTATTACCTTCTACTATATCAACATCTGTTCCTCCAGAACCTACTCTAGGTCCATTTAATCCAATATCAACTATATTATCAAAATCACATAAACTAGTATCTCCATGATATGAGTCATAGTTGGTAAGACAATCATTAGCTATCCCATCACCATTACAATCCGCAAAATTTGTCGCTCCACAAGAATCACAAGCAGTACAAGCATCATTAATTCCATCATAACCCAAATCAACTTGACATACTTCATTTATTGGATTAGTATTATATTGATTAACAGCATCAGCTAATGGTGCACAATCATTTGTAAATTCATTAGGATCAAAAGAATTACAGCAAAGACCAAACTGATCAGTATAATATGTACCAAAACAACTCTCAACAGTTCCTCTACAGTCCATATCAGAGTTTGCAACCACACCTGTTGTTCCTCCAGTACATACCCCACAACCATCAATTACAGCTGGTGTACCATCATCACAAACACCCTCACAATCCATACCTTGAGTTACATCTAAATCATATGAAGTTTCACTTTGATGTTCAAGTAAACCCCCATATGTAGAAGTTTCTTCTTCTCTACAGTAGTTATAACCTGAAGTTTCAGGTTGATTAAAATCATCATTTTCCCGTAGATGTTCATATATATTCAAACATACTTCATCTTCTTCACAATCATTATTTCCTTCACATTGAAAAGATAAATGAGGAATAGTACCCACTGGAGTTCCACAATCTGAATCTAAACATGAATAATCAGTATTTTTACCAATACATACACCACATGAATTTAAAAATGAGCTATCATCAAAAGGTTTCCAATATCCCGAATTTGGAGTACCTTCTGGATTCATACAATCACAATTACAATCTAATGCTGCACTAAGACAATCAGTATAATTTTCACATTCACCAGTTGTAGATCCATCATGACAGGCTGGTTTAAACTTTGACCCATCATCATCATATTCCGTTGGCCAACAAGCTTCACAATCGTCTTGCCAATTTAATCCATATGTTGTATTACCATCACTATGTTGATAATCATATTCATTAGTACCAATTTTACATTCACAATTACAATCTAAATCTGGATAATTTTCAAATGAATCCCAACTACCACCTTGACATTCTTCAATATCGTTTTTATCATGTCCAGTTTGTCCTCCTGAACAGACGCTACAATCATCCCAAAATGCTAGATTATCATTAGGTTGACAAGATCCCATATTTTCATTATAACCCTGATTTTCAGGACAATCATGGTCTTGTTTCCATCTGTCTAATGCAGTAGTTTTTGATTCTTCACTACAAGTTCCATTACAATCCATATAAGTACAATCACCATTCTCTCTTACCCATACTGGATCAGAACAATTTGAGAAGAAATTTTGTCCATCACAGATACCACAATCGTCAACATCCCCGTCACAATAACAAGCATATATACTATCTTCAAAACCATCACAACCAGTAATGGTTACATTAGATGAATTATTCCAAGTTTCGAATGGTAAATAGTTATCAGTTGGAGGGTGACATAACCTTTCAGATCCACAATGAAGTCCATCATCATCACCATCTACATCACAACATATTCCATCTACATCAGGACCATCGGGACACCATATTGGAGGATCATTTGGATTTATTGCACAATCATATGCAGCTTGACCATAAGTACATTCAACTCCATATCCATCTACATTCCGTATCCAAGTATAATCATTTTGATTAAAAGTACAATACTGCCAATTTGGATCATTACTATCAAGCCTACAATCCATATCTTCATTATTACCATTACATCTATCACAATCATCTATATTTGAAGACCCACCACCACAAGTATTACCAGCAGATACCCAATCAGGACAATCAGTACCCGTAGATGGTTGATCAAATGAGTCATCCCCAACAATATTCTCAAATGACCTATGACAATAACAACTTGGAGCAACACCTGTAGTTCCCCATACACACTCACCACAATCATCTACAAATGCATTATTATTATCTGGATTAGTAGAATAATCACCTGATAACCCAAATCCTTCGGGAGTATAATACATACAAACACCAGCACAATCTTTATCACTGTCAGCCTCGTGACCAGAGTTACCACCTGAACAGATTTCACAATCATCTAATTCTGCAGTACCACCACAATCATTATTACAATCATAATCAGTACTTCCACCACATATATTATTACAATCACAACCTTCTGTACCGTCATCACAATCATACCACCACGTTTGTTGATTATTATAATAACAACTACCATCATCTATTGTTGAACCATCACTAAAATTACAAGAAGTTGATTCTGGACAACCCGGATAATAGTCATATGTCGATTGAAATCTAAATGAACCGTGTGTTACCCGATCCTGTAATGTAGGAAATCCATTAGAAATTATTGCATTTTGTTCATTCACATAAAGTGCACCCTCCATTGGTTCATCATCATACCAATCACAATTAGGATGACATTCATTGTATTGTTCAGATTGTACTGGTATAACCTTTAGAAAAAATTCAGTACCTGGAGGATATATTTCATCATCAATATTCGATAATGTACCACCAAATTTAGGGTTGCTGGGATTACCAGTCGACTTATAAGTACAAGTACCACCATCACATTGGCTTCTGTAAAGAGGATCCCAATTGCCATCATTATATGCATATAATATAAATCTATCACCAGGTCTCTTTTGTATATCAGCATATTCAAATCCAGATACGCCATCACTACCATTTAAAGTATACGCACAATTAGTTATTTGCATACTATACAAAGCCATTTATAAAATCCTCATTATTTATTCTTCTTCAAATATACCATCAAAATTCCATTTTAAATAAACATCCCCCAAGTTTAATACAGGATCAGCATTTAACGGATAAACAAGTAGTCCAATTTGTTTATTTAATTCAAACCCTTCATCATAATCAGTAAATGTTGTCTGATATTCATCTTGCCAATATCCCGTATAATATAAAGATCTTGAGATTCCAGCTGTTTTCATAGTAATTATAGTACCTATATCTATTATAGATTGTTCTTCATAGTCACAAATATCACACCCTTCTTGCCATTCAACATCCCAACAATCATAACAAAAACTACCTTTAACAGCAAGTTTATCATGTAAACTTTCAATAGTTGGTATCCATTCACCATATACTTCATAACAACCAACAGCATCAATTATTTCATTTAAATCACAATCACCATTTGGAATTTTACCATAATCATCCTCAGTGTCAGTTGAACATATTGTATATGCAGCCAACTGACAATATCCATGATTTTGTAAATCAGGATTCTCTTTATAAATAGATTGAGAAAAAAGTTTTGATACTTGAGAAAGAGAGATAAAATAATTATTCATATCCATAGGGTCAACTATAAATTCAATATCATAAAATGGAAAACCAACAGTTGATGAAAAATCAGTAAAACCTCCACTCGCAGCAAGTCTAGTAGCAGGTAAAAATGGTAATTCTCCCTCTACACCATATTCACAACAACAATTATTAATTGTTTCTACACCACCTTCAACTGCTGGGTTAATAATATCTACTGTTGAACCTGGATGTTGACCATTTATACAAGAAATTGGATTAGAAAATGGAACACTACCATTACAATCCACATTAGCTTGTAAATTCGGGTCGTAATTTTTAGCACAATAAATTGTTTCACCAGTTTGAGGATTAAAAGAACATATTCTATTATCACGACACCCAACTGTACTTGATTCTGTAATACCAAATGTATGAGTTAAATAGGGGGATGTAGGACCGATAATTTCATGATCATTGATATTATACCACCAATGATTAATACCACCACTTTCAACTTTGGTAGCAATACCTATAGGTAAATCTTGACCAAACTCTGCAATCACAGCAATATCTTTATACCAATCTTGATAAGGTCCTAATGCTTCTTCATCCCAAATTAAATTATCATGACCACCCATCTCAGGAGATGGAGCTATATTTAACATTTGAGATGTGTTAAAAGTTGGATCTGAATTATCCACATTAACATTAAGAATTAAATTAAAAATTATATCATCTTGCATATCAGGTGTAATACCATCAATTTCATTATTAAGTGGATCAATCCATACCTGTTCAAATGGAGAACCTATAAGTCCAACAAGTTCATCTTGTATATCTACACAAAAGGTATTTTCAAAACATCTAGCATATTTACCTAATGGTTTTTCTAAACCAGATATAGTATTACCTTCTGAACACCAATCACTACAATTAAAAGACCAAGTCAAAGTAGTCTCATTAAACAAATAATTATGATATCCATCTATAATTGTTTGATCATTAACACCTTGAGGAATAATTGTAGGTACAGAAGCTCTATAATTAACATAAGATGCAGGAACATCCTGACCAGTATCAGCCACAGACTCAGGTAATACATCTGGAGAAATCCATATTAATTCATATTCTAAAGATGGATTATAATTACAACAACTATTCCAAATTCCTTCTACAGCACCATCAGTAAAAGTTTGATTAGTATATGTAAAATCACAATTCAAATTTGCTTCAAGATCTTCCCCCTCCTGTTCTGAAAGATCTTCTCCAGCATTTTCAGCAAGATAGTGTGTACAACCCCATGTTTCAAAAAGAGTATCTGGATAAGCAGTAAGGTCTATTGTATAATCAGTAGGACAAGTACCACAAAAATACCAAGATCCAGCAAAGATATCTTGATTATCTGAATCTCTATCACAATAATTATCATTAGTATCTATTATATCCAAACAACAATTTACAAGATGATTTTCCCATTTAGTATTCATATCTTGTAACTCACCACAACCATAATTACAATCTGTAGCGTGGAAAGTTACTCCATTATCTATTGAATATGTATCATAGTAACCTTTTTCATAATTACAATTAGGAGCTCCATTATCATCATATTGAATTAAACAACACTCATCAGTAAATGTTATTGGTGTTGGACTAGTCAATTCATCTGAATTTGGATCATAATCAAAACCTTCTACTGTAGGACATATAACACTATTATCTAATCCTGGATTTTGACAATAACACGCACCAGTATCCATACATCCCAAACAATAATTATCATCTTTTATTTCAGTGTTAGGTCCAACACAACCACAATACTCTGTTATCTGAGCTGGATTTGATAACTCTGATGAACCACCACTACCAAGTAATGTAAATGTAATTTCACTATCAGTATAATCATTTACAGCATATGTAAGATTTTCTTCAACATAAAATGGATGACATTTAAAAGGCCATCTAAAACCAAGAATAAAATAATCTTCATCTTCCATCAAATTAACTAATTCATAAGTATTATTTAATTGATTTTGACTAATTTCAATGGCTTGTGGATTTCCACCGAGATCATATTCCCAACACCCATAGGGATTTGAGTTTAAATTTCCCATTCCTTCTTTATCTAAAATTTCATTAATTAAATCATAAAAATTATCAATTTTAAAATAAACATGTGATATATCCTCATCTTGAAAAATATTCTGAATATTTTGTTTATTTTCACCAAAACTATTTTTTGGTGTAAATAATGTAATTATATCGTATGTATTGGTCATTGAAAAATGTTCATAAATTGTATTTGACCATCCTTCTTGGCCAGGGTGAGGAAAATATAAATTCCAAGCGGTGGAATCAAAACACCCTTCTGTTGCTCCACTATTTATACAAAAATTAAAAGATTCTGAATTATAACAATTACCAGTACAATCAACAAAACCACTAACACATTCAGCATTTGGATAATTCATATTATTAGGTAATTCGGAAGGTAAATCACCACAAGTCAAAACATCTTCTAATTCACCAGTACATTGACCATTATTACAAGTAGTTTGATAAGAAACATCAACAGTCAAATCACCTCCAGAACAAACACCACAATAGTCAATTGTTGACTCTCCACCACATTCACCTGAACAATCTATTATTCCTTCACAACCATTAGAATTAGCACAATTAGCAGACCACCAACAACTGTTAGTAGTACCACCTTGACAACATGTTCCACAATCATCTATAACAGCATAACCACAATGATCACTATTTTCACAAGGATAAAGTGATAACTCTTGATGACAATCACCATTACAATCCTGAAACATAAATCCACCAATACCATTAGTATCGTCTCCATCATAATCAGTACCAACACCAATACAAATTCCACATTCACTAACTGTAGCTCCACCTAAATCACTATTTTCATATAAATTATGTAAAGGAGTACCCGCAGTACAATTTCCAGCACAATCCATATTTTCACAAATACCATATAAATCACTATCAGGATTTGTACAACTATTAAAATACGCGTCAGCTTCAGGATCAATATTAAGACAGACTCCACATTCATCTACATTAGGTCCAAATGGATATAATGGGCCCCAAAATCCTTCAATATTTTCACAGTCCTCATTTGTATCAATATCAGTATTAATAAAACCCTCAACAGTACAACCATAAAAAAATTCATTACTACCTCCACAAACCTCACACGAATCTAAAACACCATTACCAGGTCCACAAACTCCACCGTCTAAAACCCACTCAGCACAAGCTGGATTATCTTCTTGTTCTGGACGTTCACATCTACAGCTTGGTGTAGTTCCATTCGCACCAGAACAATATCCACAATCATCTATAAATGATCCATAATCGCTTTCACCTTGACATGAATTATTACAATCGATATCAAGAGTAGTTTCACATTCAGGATATTGATTAGCATCACAACAATTTTCTCCACTACAATCTCTAGTATTAAGTGGCCATTGAGCTCCAGGTTGACCACCACCATCTATATATGAATAATCCTCCTGCCCTACAAAAAAACAACAATCTGAATCACAAACAGTATTTTCACAGCTAATAAATTCGGTTATACTTGATGTTTCATAAACATTATACCACTCCGAAGAAGCTTCATCCCATTTCCAAAAATTATCTTCATATTGGTCATTAGAACAAGATGCATTTGGATTATCTCTAAAGCCTTTCCACAAATCTCTACAATATTGTTGATGAGTTTCATCATCACACATAATTGGAATATCTAATTCTTCTGAATCCATATTAGTTGCTGATTGGATATTACGACCCGTTGGATTATCTATTTGAATGTAACCAGCAGTAGAACAATCATCAATATTATTTATAAATTCAGATCCTAATAATTCAGCACATACATCCAACCCAGTTCCATCACACACATAACAATCACTGTCATCCACACAACTAATACCAGTCAATCCACTGCTACAATATCCATCACCACCACAAGTACCATCATCCAATAATGTACTAGAACTACAATCAAGTACAGCTTCACTATCATAATTGCAAGCTTCACTAATCAAACATCCTTGTGGTAGAGGCCAAGCTGAACATGTTGTATTAGTACAGGGCCAAGTCAGTTCAATACCCGGTGGTTGTATGCTATCACTCATTTTGACCCACATACCTTTACCTGGTCCATGTGGTTCACTCAATGAACCTGCCCAAGTACAAGAATTACACGCATCTGGCCATATATTTATATTTATATATCCACCACCCTCTAACCATTCACAGCAAGGACATGTTGGTTCACCAGAATTTGGACATTCACAAGTATCATTATCAGGTATACCCATCCACTCACAATCACCCCCCGCATTATTACAAATATTATCACCCGCACTATAAACCGAACAATAAGTTCCTTGTTGCCATTCACAACCGCCTACCCATCTGCAAAAACTACTACTACCACCTTCGTAATAGGTATCATATTCATCCCTCTGGCCTTTACAGGGGCTTTTCTGTGTATGATTAACACAAGGATCAGTACCATATACATATTCAGAATTAACACAATAATTGGGTCCACCAGCTAAAAAGTGGGGGAGGTTCTGTAGTTCCTCTAGAGTCATTCCATCCGTTATCATCCCACCAAAAGTTTTACAATTATCTTCTTCATCTTGCCATATATCACAATTTAAGGGACCATTTTCAACATTCGAGAGGTTATTACAATCTGTATCACCAGCTCTACCTCCAATAGGACCACAATATTCAGATTTACAATTATTCTTGTCGTGCCCAAAACATTGTCCCATACCCATACTATTATTATAGGTAGGAGCCTCAGTACAATATGCAAAATCATCCCATTCATATACACATTTCCAATGGTTTTCATTTTGATTTACACCAAGCCCATAATCCGCACCTTCACACATTTCCTTCCACATGCCTGTATGATAATTTTCATTAACACAATTATTATAAGTTTCTTTACACATTTCAGGATATTTAATATAATAATTACCATCAGTAGGATGTTCACCAATTAAATCTTCTTCACCAGGAGAAAATTGTATCCAATTTTCAACAGGCCAATTTTCAACAATCGCATTTGTATTTAAAGGTGATTGACCCTGCCAACCTATATTACTTGCCGCAACACCCGATCCTATTACACCTTCCGTCAAACCGTTCAATGGAGATCCAACCCAGAGGTTATTGTTCCACTGTTCTCCAAAGTTAGTAAGGTAATGAGGTGGAGCATTAGGATTATCACCCGTATAGCCAATTAAATTCTGACCTGGCGCAAGATAAACTTTTGGAGGAAGTAATGGTCCCCACCAATGTTCTTTAGATCTTCCTGGTTTCCAAACATAACCTAATTCAATGCATTGTCCTTGTTCTAAATTCAGTCCTACACCAGATTCTTCAGTGGTGGTACACATACCAGTTTCAGTATCACAACAATCAGTTCCACCACCTGGACAATCAGCCCAATCATTATTAGGACCACAATTATTATAATATGGAATAATAAAATCATATTCTGGTCCCGCTATTCCATTATAGGATATAAAATATCCATGTGTATAATCTAAACTACCCATTGATCCCACCCAGATAGTATCTTCACCTTCACCACAACCTTGATTTGAAGCTGCTATACCCACTGAATGGATTTTATCAAAGCCACAATATAGTTGTGAATCTAATATACCTGCAATAGTATTAGATGCTCCTGATGCACATTCTCTACCATCCCCAGTCGCATCACTCCAAGTTGATTCTTTATACCCAGTAGGGCTATAGGAAAAAGTTTGTTTTATGGGGCAAGGTAGATATGGAAAAGATATAAGCTGGGACCCAGTTTCTAGTTTTATTATACCACAACATTGCGTATTGGGATTATTTGATGTAATATCACATTCACAATTTCCTTGAATTTTTTGTAGAAATTCCATAACCTAAAGTTCCTTCATTATTTATTAATCTGATGATTTAAATCCACGAGCACGGATTAAATCTGATTTTGAAATTAGTTCTACTTTACATTTTGCTCCATAACCAGAATTAGATCTATACGAATCTTCATAATAATTCCATTTCCAATAATCAGGATTGTTTTCATAAACATTGAATTGTTCTTCTAAAATATTTGGATTATAATTCGCAACAATAAAATACCATTCATTTAAATCAATTGGAACTCTTGTGTAGTTGAATGCATAAATAGAATCATGTTCTAAAGCAGGTAATCCAGTACTTTCAACAGTGGTGTCTAATCTTGGTCTATTTTGTTCAGCTACAGCTCCTATATGAGAGTCTCTAATGTTAGTTCCATCATGTACAACAAGTCTTATAAATCTTTCCGTATCACCTTCTGTGAAATATTCTGATGGTGGTGAATCATATTCATCTTTATTAACAACAAATGTTTCTAACATGAAACCCATTGGATTATTTTCTCTCAATGGATTTCCAAAATTAAATAATGTTCCTGTATTTACTTTATCTAAAAACTTAACCCACATCGTTATTGTAAACCCATCACATAAATAACTTGGACCACCTGGATCGAGACATGTATCATTAATAACATTTTTCATTAAACCAACATCAGTACCTTCTTCTTTTCTTACAATGATAGCTTGATTCATATGTCTTATTTTTAAGTAACCATCTGATTTATTTTCATATTCTGGTCTATCATCTAAATCTTCAACACCTTCTTGATCAATATCTCTTAAAAAAATATTTAAATCATTTCTTAACCATTCAAGATTTTGTGTATCATTTGGATTTTCCGAATCGTCAATTTCAAGTCTTGGAATAAACCCATTTAAATTTGTATTACTTATATCATGATTTAAATCATAATTAGGATCTTCAGTTACAAAAAAACCATCCTCATCCATTGTAAATACTGGAGCATCTCCTTTTAAATTACCATAATCTGTAAAAAATTTATCTATTTGTTGTTGTCTGAGTGTTTGTTGAGGTATTAATTCAAATATATTAGTATCAAGAACTTGTTGTGCTTGTGTTGGATCGATATTGATTTGTGTATAATCAAAAGGTATATATTGACTCAATATAGATAAAACAGAATTATCAATTGTTACAGTTACATCACCAAAACATCCCCCATTAGCATCTGTTTCAATTGTAAAATTAATATAAGGTGTGCCAACACTACCATCACCATCAAAAGTAAAAGTTAAATTACCAATATATTCAGTACCATATGTTCCACAACTATGACCAAAAGTACCATTGGAGTTTATTTGAACATCAGTAGTACAATAACATTGTGTTAAATTATCAATAAGTGTATCAAAATTAGTTGGTGGAGTTTGGACTTGATAATCTTGTCGGTATAAAACTAATTGATTTTGTTGTCCGGATGTAGTAGATATACCACCACCACTTATTATTTTTCTAAAATCTTCAACACTACTTATTTGAGTACTAGTATCAATATAGTAAAATGGTATTTTATCGAAAAATTCACTAGCTATATCCCTAATTATAGCATTCTTTATTTCTAATTGTGTAGCCATAACCTATTACCTCACTATTTTAAATTCAAAATCATCATCATAAATATATTCCTGATTATCATTCGTTGTTAATTTAAGAAGTATTTTATAAACTCTATTTGGTTGAAATGTATTCATCCATTGTTTAAAATAACTACCACTAACATCACAACTTAAGTAAGTATAAATATTATCTTGATTATCTTTAAATGGAACAATTGTTTCTCCTGTTGCAACATCTACTATTGAATAACTACCACTTTTTTCTGGAACATATAATGGACTATTGGTTTGAATTGAACCTGAAAAATCTTTTTGAATATATCTTTTTCTAGCACCTACTCTAAATTTAACTTTTTCTGTTTCTTTATAACTATCTCTTAATTGTTTAACATAAAGATAATTGTCATCAGTTCCCGTTACGTTAATTGGAGATAAAGAACCTGTATTAGAACCAGTTGCTGGTAAATGATCATCCCATCTTACTTCAAGCTTTGGTGGATATATTGTATGAGTATTTCTTGAGAAGAATTTTAATTGTACAAATTTTTGATTATCAGTTTCCTCACTTCCACTTATTCTCAATAAAAATCCATTATTAGTTAATTCATTCCTACCATCAAATATTTGAGTTAAAGCATTAGTAATTTCAATATTAATATCTGGAGATTCATATGAAAATGTTTGCGATGAAGCACTTCCAAATGAACTTGTCATCACACCATAGTACCTCGTCCCATTAGCATTACTCCAAGTAACTTCTGAAGCTCCTGGATAATTACTTCTATTTTCCCAACTAACTCCATTAGTTACCTTTGGATTATCACCAAACTTACCAGTTCCTTCATTCCAAGATTCTGATATAGGTAAAGCTTGTATTCCATACTCAGTTGATAAATCCTGTGTTCCTTCAGTTTCATATAATCTTAAAAAATATTTAGGATTTGTTATATCACCACTTTGTACTGAATTGGAAATAAAATTTAAATCACTACCACCAAATTGAACAAGCATTCTTGTCTGATAATCAAATGAATTATTATAAAAATTCTTTTTTAATTCAAGAACTGGATCTTGTCCATAATTTTGATCTCTTTCAGATACCCCAGTGGTTGAAGCATTTGAACCACTTGATATCCACGCGTCTTTTGTTGGATAAATAAAATAATGCATTATCTAACCACTCCTTTCACATTATCTTTTGGATTTTTTAATTCAAAAACAGAAGGTGTTACAGATGGTAAAATAATACCATCACTTGATATGGCAGTATCACCATAAAATTGTGTAAAATCATATTCCCATCCATATCCACCACCATTTTGGCCTCCCCCAGTATTAGAATTGTTATAAGACCATAATGGACTTGTAAATACATCACTATAATCATTAATACCATTTCCTTGTGTTAATTTAACAAAATTAACAGACCGAACACCATCTAATCCCATCAATTCATATTCCAAATCAGCTGTATATAAAGGTTGATGAAATTGCATTCTATCTACATTAAAATAATTAATTATAGTATTTATACACCTTAATTTAACATCTGACTTATTTGATGACTTATGGGAAACCACATCAAACACAACACCAAAGTTTATAACTTTACCATCTTTTATTTGTATTTCATCAGTTATCATTCTATATTGAGATAAATATCTTTTTAAATTTGTTTTTATTGGATGAATGGTATTACCATTAGATGGTAATGTTACAAGATTTTTATTATTATCATATGAAAGAATATGAATATTTATTGTTCCAAAATCTCCTAATGGATTAATAACTGTGGTAAAAAATTCTATACCCGCAACTTGATCAAGAGCATCTATAGATGTATCTACATCCAAATCTAAATCATCTTCAGTTAAACCATATTCACTTTGAGTTAAGTCAATATTAGTAAGATCTCCAGTTAAAATATAATTGGTTATAACTGATTGAGTGATTTTTTTAAGTTTATTATTTATTTCCGGATTCACATTAGGAGTATTGTATTCTGAACTTCTATCAACAAATACTTTAGCTATGTTTCCAAACTTTGCAGGCATTGAAAGAACTCTAGCCTCATAATCCTCTTGTGTTACACATCTGTTTTGTGTTGCAAAAAATGCTTTAGCACCTCTTCTAATTTCTTCAATGGATAATCCAGCTGAACCACCCCTAGCAGGTTGTTCATTTGTAACTGTTAAATTTTTATTGGTTGATGAACCAACTATATCTGTTGATGAATTAATTGTTGTTAAATCACCACTCACAACATTAGATGATATACCACCACCAACTCTATATTGAACAGTTAAAGTAGTATGAGCTGGTGATTCTCCAAGAGTATTTGTATTATTACTAAAATCTAAAGGATCTAAAAAAGTATCTATTTTACTTTCTTCACCAGGTATAACTATACCAACTTGGTCTAATTGTACAAAAGTAGATTCCTGTATCTGACCACTTCTCAATACACCATTACCAAATACCAATGAAGTTGTATTATCACTATTAACCTCAGTTATAAATCTTTTCGATGACTTCAAATATTGTAAAGAATATGGAATAGGAACTTGTGATACTACACTATCATCATTAAAAAAAGAATAAGCATCTGTTCTATCATCATCAGTACTGTCATAGTGAGTTTCAATAGGTATTTGATCTTGTGCTAAAAATTGAGTTTTATACCATTTATTTCCATTACTGTCATCAACACTTATAATATCCACTACATTAGTTTCAGGTAAAGTTAATTTTAAAAATTTTTGTGGAGCTCCAATTGTAAATGTTTTTGTTTTTGTTTCCCCAGATACAGCTTTTACTTTTCTGGTTAATTTAAAGGTTTCAACTATCCCATTAGAATCAAAAGTATTTTGTTCAGGTGGTGAATCAAAAGCACCACTTACTGTAAAATCTACAACATCCAATGTTTCAAAAATTATCGAGGAATCGGATGTGGATGATATTTTAGCTCCCTTATTAATAGCAAAAGTTTCAGAAAAAAGTGGAATAACATTATTTATATCAGTATAATCAGCCGCAACAGTTTGTGTGAATGTTAAATCAACATGAGCTGGATTTATTGGTGGTACTTTATACCCCAACATATTAGCCATGTTAATTATATTTCTTCTTTCTTCAGCTAATGGTAACATCATTTCTTTGTATTGTTGATCAATATAAAATGATAATACATCACCAACATAAGCTGACATTTCTATTAACATCATACCAGGTGATGTTTCATTAAAATCTCTATATGTATTTGGAAAATATGTTTTAGCATATTCAATTAAAGTATTTTTAAATGCTGAAAAATCTTTATTTAAATAATTAACATTACTAACTTTATAATCTTTATCACTATAAGGCATTTATTTATTCTCCTATGGTTACATCAACAGATTCAAGTGTGTTTGGATCTTTTACTATATTAAACAAAACAGATATTTTTAATTTATTTTTTCCTATAGCATCCGTTTCTTCCATCTCAATAACCAAGTCTCGTAATTGAACAAAGGGTAACCAGAATTTAAATGTATCCACTATTTCATTCTCAATTGTAATTCTCAATTCATCTGTGAATTGTTCAAACATATATTGTCTTAAATTTAATCCAAGATTTGGTTGCATAAACCTTTCACCCTTATTTGTCATTAATAACATTTTTATATTATTTTTTACAGCTTCTATCGTAGTTTCAGTAGATTTAAACCAACCATCAACACCAAAAGATTTATGAAATGGATAATCTATTCCAACAAAAATATCTTCATCTCTATCTTGTATGTAAGGTTTTTTAGTTGTATCTATTATAGCCATTTTTATTTTCTACCCTTTACATTTTTTAATTTAACTTTAGTTAATTGTTCATTATCAGTATTATGTTTATAAACATTATTGGCAGATTTAGGTCCTATATATGCTTTACCACTTGATACCATAAATCCACCAGCACCACCTCTTTTGGATAAATAAAAAGGGTCTGGTGTTCCAGGAGTTCCACCTATTATAGCTGGAGAACCAACTACGGATGGGACACCACTCAATGGAGTCGCAGTTCTTATTTCTTCAATATCAACAGTGGCTTCCATTTCAGTTATTTGAAAAGTTTGATTTTGAATAAAGTCTATAAAAGCATCAGCTAAACCCGTTGATAATTGTCTAATTTTCTTTTTTTGAAATGGAGTTAATTCAATTTTATCCCCATCAGCATCAGACATATTATCTTCAAATACTTTTTCTATATCGGTTATTAAACCCATTACATACCTCGTTTTTGTTTAGATTTTTCTTCACTTTTTTTAAGTACTTCTCTATAATCTTTTTTTAAGAAATCCATACCAGGTTCATCTCCTGATACCCCATTAACAACTACATTTGGTTCACTATTACTGTTCATCATATCACCATATTGTGATGACATAACTTCATTCATTTTACTTGAATCGTAAGTTCCCCCACCCATTGTTTTCCAAGAATCATCTTGAGCTGTTTCATTAAGAACATCATTCAACACTGAATTATTTGTATAGCTATTCTTTTCAACAATTTTCTTTTTTTGTTTTGGTTGAGAAACTTGTTGTGATGATAGTGATGGTTGTTTCAATTCAGTTATAACTTCTTGAATCGCCATAGCAACCTCTTCTCTAACTATTTTTCTAATCGCTGTTCTTATGTTTGTTTTCTTTTTCATATGACCTCCTAAGTGGTTTCTTCTGTTTGTCTAACGGATTCTACTTTTTGTCCATTATCCTCTATAAAATGATATTGACTAAAAAAAGTTGGTGATGACAATTTATTCTTTAATGTGGTTAACTTAGCCACCACATCAGGAGCAGGTGTACCAGATATACCAGCAGCTGTTCCTGTTACTTTAAATATTTCTAATATTCCCACCATTTCTTCTAATATTAATCTCAATTGTTCCCCAAGAACCAATGGTTCTTTTCTTTCTTGAGCTTGTTTCCCTAAATAAATATTAGAAGATTCAATACTTGTGTAGTTTTTAGTATTAATAGTTAAATTATTTCCAGTACCCATATCAAGATTGTGAAATGCCGATAAAGTTATTGTATCTTTTCTAGCATTAAATACTAATCTATCACTATTCATAAATAATTGTCCAGCTTTTATAGGATTACCCTCATCATCATTTCCATAATTATAATTAAATTTACCATCAACACCACCATCCAAATCTGGATTACCACCACCAACCAATCTTGGATTTTCTAATTCAATGGTTTCAGAACCTAAAATAAAATTTGGAAAAGGAGTATTAGGATTTGTTGGAAATAAATGATCACTTAAAGCGCCTCTTGTCGTCATAGCTATTAGTGAATTATCTACAAATGTTTCTTGGTCTTGATTTACTCTTCTACCATTTGATATAAATATCAAAGGGTCTGTGTATCGATATCCTAATCTAATACTATTATTATACCTACCTTCAAATATCATATCACCAAAAGTTTCTTCTTTAGCTATACTACCATCTTCACCAATTCTTATATTTTTAGGATCATCTAATTTTTTATTTCTTCTTACTGATAATCTTTTTATAGGAACTGGTTTATAATTCTCCGACATTCCAAGTTTACTTTTTACAGTACCCTCTGATGAATTATTTGCTTTAGTATTTCTATTAATTTGTGTTTGTGTTTTTCTTAAAGGGTCTATATTAAAATTGGGATTATTAAGGCTATTCAAAGGTCCTAAATAATAATCTTGTCCAGCTTCACCATCATAAATTAAAACCTGGTCTTCTTTATTTGGAGTGTCAACCATACCACGAAACATGGGATAATATTTATTTTTAGATGTTTGTGAATAATCTATTTCTTCACCAGCATGCTTTTTTGCAAATATAACATTTATATCAGACGGTTCATAATATCCAAGATCATCGCTACTTAAAATAACATGTTCTACCTGTGCTGGAATTAATTGTAAATAAATAGATTGAGGTTTAGAACCACCTGAAGTCCCACCTTTATTTTTTTCCGATTGAGATGAATCTATGGTTATTGTTGTACCCATTTAACTCTCCATAAATCCTTTTGTTTTTTTCTTAACATTGTCTAATTTATCACTTTCGCTTTGTAGATTATCTACAGTTTCTTGAAGTGTAGACATTAAATCTGCTTTTTCATCATCCGATAATAAACTACTTTCTTCTGATTCACCCTGTGATTTGGATATTATTCTTTGTAATACACCAGCTAATTTAACAAGATGTTCATCATTTTTTACACTTACATCCATATATTCTTTTATAATTGGAGCAACCATAACAGCATCATCTATAGTGGTAATCATACCATGAACCTCTTGAACTAATAAATCTATCTGTAATTTTTTATTTTTAGCATTTTCATAAATATCTTTTGTTAAATCTTGAAATGTCTTTCCATCAAATATTTCTATATTATTATCAGCCATTATAATACTCCAATTAAATACACCAATTCATATATAAATATCAAGTTTACAAAAATATAAAAGAAAATAAAAAACCCACCAAGTAGGTGGGCTTTTAACTTATTTTAAGTATTTTTTAAAAAAACTTTATATCATTTTTTTCAATATTTAAAATACCTTTTGATTCAAATTCACTTATTATTTTAGGATAATGATTTCTAAATACATTCATAACTTTTGTTATATGTGAAGTATTCACATTTGTCATTTCTCTTATTAAAATATATAATGATTTTTTATTAAAATTTTCTATCTCATCTCTCCTTTTTAATAATTCAAGTATAGCATAAGCAATATCTATATCTTTTTTCTTTTTAAATAATGATGATATTTTATACTCAAAATATTTAATAGTTTCATCCAATAAATCACTAATATATGATGTTTTTTCAGATGATGACATTTTTAATTTATTACCAACAGAATCAATATTATCATGAGTTTTTAATTTCTTATAATTATTATTATTATGAAGTATTAAATAATTTTTAGCCACAATTGAAAAATAACTAAATGCTTTAGAACCTTTCGTGTGGTCGTATTTGTGTATGTTCATTACAAGAAAAGCTACAACCTCATGTTTTACATCATTAAAACCATAATCAAAATAACTAAACTTAAATGTATTAATTATATTCTCAGCTAATTTATCGAAAGCTTTATGTATTTCATCTCTATAAATTACATTTCTTTTCTCATCATCTGTACTTTGATTATATCTAACAATCGCATCCTGAACCTCTTGTCCAAAATACACTTTACGCTTCTTTTTTGCCTTTGGCATTTTCACTCTCCTCTGTTTCAAATATTCCATCTAATGCTAATTGAATGTTTTTTAATTCTTCAAAAAAGAATCCAGTTTCATCATCTGATTCATAATGTCCAGATGCATCAACCTGTTTCATTTTATCAGTAGCAAATGTTACTATTTGTTGAATTTGTAATATAAAATCTTCATATTGATTTATTCTTCTCATTGATAATATTAACATATAAGATATAAATAATAATAAGATAATTAATATAATTTCTAATATCATAACTATTTCCTATGCAAACAACTTATTGAACTCATTCTTGATTTCTTTAAGTTTTTCGTCTTGTTTAGTTTCTTGTTCTTCATCATTTTTATTCCACATATCAAACTCTATATGAGTTGCCATCATATCAGCTTGATGTAGAATATAAGCCATATTGGAACGAAGATTAAAATCAGGATTGTATCCCATCAGATATGATTTATTTGCTTCATCATATAAACCATCTGTTAATTTAATTCCAATATATTCCTTATCCGTTACCTTAACACCAAAGTGTTGTAATAACCATAAACCTCTATCGGGTACTTTCATGTATTGTAATTGTGGATTGTGTTTATATATTTCACCACGATTCTTTCTATGCCATTCTG